TGATATGTATAAAGCTAAGGAGGATGCTAATCCTAAAATTGAAACTTTAAAGAGAGGTCCAGGACGCTTTGTCTGTAATAGAATGGATATACAATATATAGCTAGAAAATTTTTAAAAGGAGTACTTCCAAAAGCTGGTGAAATGAAAGTACTTGGAGGTAAAATGAATATTAAATTTTACCATGATAGTAAAACAGGTAAATGGATGTTAGAAAAAAATTAATATGTATAACGCACAAAACAACGGATTACCAGGTGTAGTGGACTCGGATGGTTTTTGTTTTAGATATGTTGATAAAAACGTTATTCAAAATGAAGAGTATCTTTACAGTAATTACTGGAGAGAACAAATTAACACTTACGGCACTTTAGTTACATATTATGTAAATGCATATAACATACTAAACGCAGATAATTTTTACGGTGAACAACCTACACAAAAATATGCTGAAGGTAGGAATGTTGTTATGGCTATTGATTTAGCAGAAAATGCTACTGCTTTATCAAAATTTGGTTTTCAAGCTGATGATGAAATTACAGCTTACATTCATTTATCTACTTTTTATGACGTTTTTTATAACGTCAATATGGAAATTCTAACAAATGAATATTTGTCAAACCCTTCTTTGTCTGCTAAACTTCAAGAAGAGCAGGATTGGTTTGGATTTAGAACTGAAGAAGCTGATACTTTTGAAACACAATACAATCAAGTACAGCCTAAAGCTGGTGACGTGTTTACTTTAACAGAATATGGGTACGGACGTCCGGGTCCAAGAAGCGGTTACAATTATGAAGTGACTCAAATTTTAGATCAAGATATAGCAAGAACAAACCAATTAGGTGGTCATTATGTATGGATTATAAAAGCTAAACGTCTTGATTATAGCTTTGAACCTGGTCTATCTGCTGAAAAAGGTGGTGATCAAGTTTATGATAATTCATACAGTGGGGTATTATCTAGTGCTGTTAACAATGATATAACACAACCAAAGAAGTATAATGAACAAGATAATTTACAATCAATTGATAACATAAGTTCTACTATTGTGTTTAATATGACTGCAAATAACAATACCGATGTGTATGGTGGTTATTGACGCAAAATATTTAAAAGATAATCAATAGTATTTTCAGCTTGTTTTTTATCTTCAAACTGCATCTCAAATCTTTTTGCATTAAATCCTCCGGTAAATGTATAAACCACTTTACCGTCCTTCATAGATATATTATATATCTGGTAAGTTTTACCAGGAACAAAAAACTGACTAACCTGCCCTAACAATTTTGGTTTTTTTACAGTAAAAACTGTTCCTGGAATATACTTCATTGTTTTTTAACCCAGTTTTTGATTTGATACTTCATGTCCTTTTCACGTTCATTAATATATTTTTGAAAAGCTAAAGGTTTAATCCAATTTAAGTTTTTTTCTGGATTAATCCCTAGTTGTTCTGCTTTGTCACAAGCAATATTAACTCCTTCATAAAGACATGCAAACCTAGCTAAAAAGTCTAAATTATTTTTATAGTCAATCTCTGGTTCAAGAGAAGTTTCATTATGTTCAATTTCAATATTATCGTTTTCCATCGTGTAGTGATTGTATAAGTTTTCCTAATAACGTTATTTTTATTTCTCTTTCATCAATTTTGTAATTTTTAAACAACTGCATAACATTAAACAGCAAATCTTTTACAATTTTTTTATTTTGAATAAAAAGAGCTTCTTGATCTTTGTCAGATGTATTGATGACGTTTTTATCCAAATACAAAACAATAGTTTCAAGTAAAATTATAAACGCAGAACTGTTTTTATTTTTTTCTACGTTTAATATTTCTTTAAACTTTAAACTTTCCTCTATATTTAAATTTAAATACAAACTAACTGTTTTAAAAGTATCATCTAAAGAAGCTACAGGGGTATCTGTTTTAATATTAGTAATAGATGGTGATACTTGTGTAGTAATTTTGTCCAGTTCACTCATTTTTGTACGTATATAGGTTGTGTTGTTAAAATTGGCTTGATATCTACATCAAGTTTAATTTTTTTCCCACATTGACTACAATCATACGTTACTTCTTGATCAAATCTAACTTGAACATCTTGTTTATTACGTTCACCGCAAGGGCATTCAACAGTTGCAATTTGTTTACTTGCTTCTATTAACTGCTGTGTACGTATTTGTTCAGCTTTTTCTATTAAAATGTTTTCATATATAGTATTACCTATATAAAAAGCTAGTAACTGTACAATAAATGATAAAGCAAATACTAATATCCAATGGTTCATGAACATTAAAGCTAACAAACCACTGATTAATGCGGTAATACCCAATGAAATTAAAATTTTTATTAACATCAACCTATTGTATCTATGGAATTACTAATATCAACTATAGCTTTACCAATAATATCGTTTTTCTGTATGAGTTCGTTAATTAAATGTCTGTGATTTTTCTTTAAAGCAGGGTTTTCTAATGTATTCCATAGTATCTTACTAAGGTTTAAAGATGATAAATACATATCTGACAACACTTCAGGTGATTTATCTAATGGATATGGTTTTACATTACCTGCATCATAGTTTTTGTCCTTATCATTAGACTTTAAGAATGACTTTACTTGATTAGCAATAGGAGGCGTTTCAGTTTTTTGGCCTGTCATTTGCCTTTGCACATTCATCATTGAATCATCTTCTGAAATTAGCCTTTTCATATTAAATATTTATGGTAATCTAATAAATAATAACATATATGAGCGTTTACGAGAATAGATTTAAGAAGTTCTTAGTAGAAAAAGATGAAAAACCTGAACTAACTGATGACCAACAAGCAATGGCACAGACGTTAGATAAAGGGAGTAATATTACTGACTTCGACGTAGAAGCTCCACCAGCTGGTGCAGTGTCTAAACCTACTTTAAGTGCAATTCAACAGAGAATGTATGATGAATTAAGAGCTTGGACAGAGAAAATTGATGAGTTTAAAAATTTTCTTAACGCTCCACATCCAGATAGCTTGGTTAGTAAGTTAAATGCTGCAGAATCAGACACTTTATTTGATAAAATTAGTACAGCTGAAACAAAGAAGATTGCTAGAGTTGCAGCTGAGTTATCAAGCTTCAACGAAGACCTGAAAGGTTACCTTGCTACAGCACACGATCCTAAGTATCGTCATCAATAAGATATACTATTCTTTATTTTAGTTAGTATTATCTTAGCTTTAAGCCCGCTAAAAGAATTATCAATTATAAACTTTGGATCTACCTGATCTAAATTATTAGATACGCAATATTCATTGATATCTTTATATTTTTTTAACTCTTCTGGCCATATAAACATCTTATCATTAGTTTCAGTTAATGAAAAACTCTTTTTTAACGATGCATTGTCTTTCCACTGATTGTCTAAACACCAAATCTTGGTGTAAGTAGGTAAAATATTAATTTGTTGTTGTTGTAAGTCGGTAAATATCTTGGTACCATCTTCAGTAATACCGCATACTGCTAACCCGTTCTTAATAAAATAAGAATCTATAGGGCCTTCAAATATAAAAACATGCTCTAATGAGGAGTCAACATTGTGAATACCATATAAACTTCTATCACCACCTCTTTTACTTAAGTACCTTGGCTTTAACCTATCATCTTCTGGTAAAAGTGTCCTGGATTGATAAAAAATAATGTCTCCATTTACGTCATAAAACGGTAATATTAATCTATTCTTATGAGTCTTATCAGTTAATGACAAATAAAACGTTTTTGGCTTGTTAATAGCAGTATCTAAACGTCTTTTCTTTATTAACTCCATACATATCTTAACAATCTTATTGTCTTTATGGAACACTAACTGGTTTTTATCTGATAAATTAATGCAATCATCAGGCAATGACTTATTAACAACTAAAACCTTTGGTTCTTCAGTTTTTACAGGAACTATTTCATTAGTTCCTTTTTTAATTTCAGCAATCAACATGTTAAACGGTAACCCTGTTAAATCACATAAAAATCCAAACGCTTTCTTTGAATACCCACAATTATGACAGAAAGCATATTCGTCTTTTGGTATATAAAACAATCTCCTCTTTTTACCAAACGAAGATCCTTCTTTACAAAAGGGACAACTGCCTTGATAGGTCTTAGCTAACTTGTTATACGAGGGATGACTAACGCACTCGTAAAATTTTTGAACTACAAACTGCTCGGGTACTGGAATCACACATTATTATGTGCGATAAGTAGTATTTTTCAAGGAGCTTCTTTGATTATTTTTATAATCTTGTAAGACTTCGCCTGTTTTAGCATCTTTAATACTGACTAAACCTCTTTTTACAAATGAACCAGTAATAGGATCGTTGTAAACAGCTTGTTCATATGTTTTACCATCTTGGGTAAACGAGTTTATCACCGGAAACACAGCTTGGCCAGAGTAAGGTGATATGATTTTTGTTGGCTCAATAAACATGTCCATACGTTTATTTATCTTTTACTGTGGCCTTTCCAGTGTTCTTAAGGTTAAATTCAAATTGTTTGCTGCATATTTTATAGATATCACGTGGTAATGTATGTGCAAACTCAGCTATTCTATGTTCCATTGCAAAATTAAAACGATCTATAGGCACTACTCTGTTAATGTTTTTAGGTATACTAAGAAAGTAATAATTTTCATTGTCCTTTTTCATGTATACTAACATTTCACCAACATAAACTCCAGTACCAACAGCAAAAACCTCTCTTTGTTTTGGTATTATTTTACCTTTGTTCTTAAAGAAGTTCTTTAAGATATCAATCTTTGGTTGTACCGTCAGTTTTACCATTGCAATGTAAAGAGAATCTTAAGGGATTTAGGTATTAATCTATATTACCGTCGTTTTTAATAACGTGTTGTAAAAATTTCTGCAAATAATTACCAATTGCATCAGCTTCTTGCTGATTGTTAGCACAAATTATAGGTGGAATTTGCTTTCCTTCCATATCGTATCCAAGAATTACAAAACTTTTCATGAATTCAGCACAAGTTGCAACCATTGCGTCCATTTCTTGTTCTACTTGTCTTCTTTTTTGTTGTGAAGTGGTTAACTGGATTCGTACTGCGTCTCTTATTACCTGTAAAATAGCATTATTTTGATCATTAGCAGGTGAAGGTGGTGCTGGAATAGCAGGTGTTGTTACTGGGGTTTGTAAAGTTTTCTTTTTTTGCTTTACTTTTTTTGACGAAACCTCATTTTTTTTGTTTGGGTTTGATTCTGCCATACTTTTATTTAAGTTTGGCAAACGGATTTTTTGAAACGTCATTATTTACCCCCCTGTTTAATAATTCTGTAACTAATGTTTCTATACTTTCTGTTTTAAAATACGAACCTTTAGGGAACTTATTACCACCATCATCCAATTCAAACAAAACTTCATTCACTTCATTTTTATTTGTGTAGCACGTTACGTAGACAGAACATAAACCTGGATCAACCAATACAGTCCAACGTCTAGGGTCGGTGTCACCGTAAGCATTAAAAATTTTCCATACAATAAATCCACTATCTTTAAGTCTTTTTATAAAATAACCAGCAGTTTTAATTTTATTTGAAACTCTTTTTTCTCTTAAGTTAATTGGACTGAGCATATTAATTAATTAAAGCTGAAACCACGTAAATCAATTTGGTATTTCCTTTAGATAGAGAGATTTTTAAAACTCCATAGCTAGTATTAATAGAAAACTCCAATTCACCACATTTATTATAGTTTATTAACCTAAAAGTTTCAAAATTTACTGGTATGGTTTTAGATAAAGCTGTACCTGTATATGTTTCAGCAATAACGGTTTGAAAGTTATCTGATAATTGTCTATTTCTATCACCTAACTCACCATAAATTTTATTATTTTCAAAATAAATGTATAATTTATTTGTTTCTGTTGTAAAAGATGCTCCTTTAAATAAAGTTGCAAGTTTTGCTTCTGTTACTTTAAAAGTTGTATCAAACTTTAATTCATTTATCTTTTTAATATTAATGGACGGTAACTTCATTACACCGTCTTCTAATAAATGATATTTAAATTTAAAAATATCATTATTATACTGTATGTTGTTATGGCTAATGTCTAAATCTATTTCTTCACCATCTACACATTCAATAACTCTTACTAATTTTTTAATATCTCCAATATTTAAACTCTTTTCTCCATCTGCTTCACATTCAGTTTCAGAATAAAGTACTAAAGTAGCATCTTGAGACGCTGTAATATTACTAAGTTTATTTTTTTCTACTTTTATTACAGTAGAATCACTCAAATTAGAAATCGGATTGAGTACATTACTTAAGAACTCTTTCCTGTTTTTTATTTTTAATTTCATTTACTTATTATATACCTAACCATCTTGAGTACCAGTTACTTTTTTTTTCTTTGTTTGTGAAAAGAAATCTTTATCGTCCTGGGTACCGGTTGTTCTTTTTCTTTTTAATAAACTATTATCAATTTTATCTTCTATAACTTTTAACTTGCTCATTACTTCATCAAGTTTATTGATAACATCGTCGTATCTTGCAGCTTTATTTAAATCAAACTCTAATTGATTAGGATCTTGTTGAGGTATGTTTTGTTGCGGTTGAAAATTTGTAACAGGTACCTGTTGAGATGGTATGACCTGTTCAGTTTGCTGTTGAACAGGTGCAGGAGACCATTGAGGAATTTGAGGTGCTTGAGGAGGTGGTAAACCTTGTTTTAAAACATCTGCAAGTTGTTTTTTTACATCATCACTTCTACGGTTTAAAGTGCTGGACGCTCCAATAATGGAGCTATCCAGTTGCTTTAATTCCCCGAAGGTACTTCCCATCAAACTAACTACTAAATCTAGTTCGTTTTTATCCATTAGCTAGTTGTGTCTAGTTCTTTTAACAAATCATCAATATCACTGTCACTTACTGTTGCTTTAACTGCTGTAGTTACTGGCTTTTTTGTAACAACCTCTGGTTGATTATTATCAACAATATCTACTTCATCCTTAACTACATTGCAATAATAATGTTCATTTAGCATTACCTTCAATTCGTCGTATGACTTTACTGGAAATACTTTTGTTAAGTCAAAAACACTCTCATAAATCTTTTTTGCCTTTGTATCATCCATATCTGGAATAGCAACCGGCATAGAAAACTTTGATGAAACGTAACTTGGATAATCACCTTGCTTTTCTACTTTAATCTTTAAATTTACACCGTTTGGTCCAAGATCAAAAATACGAGGTCCTAGATCTTCTGCATCTTCACCTTCAATTGCATCAAGAATAATCTTTTGTAATTGCTTACCATAACGTAAAATCTTAACCTGTCCGTTATTTTCTTGATTAACTGGATCGTTAATCACTAAAACATTAACTAACCACTTTTCTGCACGACCAATTGCCTTGATCTTAGCCTTTTCTGCTTCTGTACCTGTACGTAAAATTCTGAAACGTTCTTCAGCAATTGGATCACGTTCTTCAAACGTTTGAAGACTAAGTGCACCTACATACTGTTGAGTAGCAAAGCTTGTCCAACCATGCTGAAAGTAATGAAAGAATGTATTTTTAGGGTCTGTTGAATTTGGTAGTAATCTTACTGTATAGGTATTACCTACTTCAGTCTTTAGAATATTACCCATACTGTTATTATTATTATCTTGTGCTAATGCGCTTTTGATACTTTGGAATAGTGTATTATTAATCATGTTTGTCATAAAATTTTGTTATATTATAGATTATTATTTTCAGATGTCAACTTTTCATACATTAAATTGCATAATTTTTTTGCTTTTGAACTACTAAGATATTTAGCTCTGTAAAATCCTAAATTTGTAAGCATATCACCGAATACTTCTTTCTTTATAGTTGAGTCATATTCTTGTAATATTTTTTCAAATCCAGGAAAAACAAACATACAATATATGATTGTGTCTCTGTTTTTCAAATGCATCATAAAATCATGCCATTTAGCGTCTTTTGATTTAAAAATTGCGTAATTTTTTACCTTTATGTCTCTTTCTTTGCAAAAGTTCTTAATAAAGATAAAACTGTCTTTTATTTTAGTTAAAGTTTGTATATGATCAGGTGATTCAGTTAAGAATTTATTTTCATATATTGTATATGCTTTAACAGCTCTTTGAGTTGTATAAAATTTAACTTCAACGTACTTATCATCATAAACAAAAAACGGTGCTTCAAAAAAGTCTTTAATGTTTATGTTTGGAAATCTATTAAAAAAGTGTGCTAACTTTGCAATATACGGATATTCTTCTTTTTCTTCAAAAGAATCAAAATTTTTCCTGTACCTAAACGGTTGGTTTTTTAGTTTACGGGACGTTTCTAAGTAGCAGTTATAAATGTACTTTTCTTTTTCAGTCACGTGCTTATTTTAACTTTTTGAGTATACTCTAGTTGCGTCATACTTCAATTGTATTTGTGTTCCTAAAAGATCTTACCTTTATTAATAATCTTTGTTATGTACTTACTTTTTGTTATTGAAGGTTCAAAGATAATAAATTTTCTTAATGCTTCAAAATCACTGCTTTCAGATATAGACATCTTATAAAGATTGCGTAATTTTTCTTCTTGCAGTAATTTTGTAAATATAGTTGCAAAATTTATTTTTTTACCGTAATACAGAAAACAAAACGTACAAAAACTGTAAAAAGCGTGTGAAAGTTCTTCTGTTTCTATATATGAGTAAGGGGATTTTGTAAAACTCTTTTCTTCAACCATAAAGCTAATTAAAAATTATTTAATTAGCATTTTTTTATATCAACTGCTGCTAAACATTGTAAGCGCTTTAGTTATATTACCTTGATCCCCTTGGTTCATTAAGGTATCATCCTCTGTTACAGTCAAAGTAGTATAGTCTAAACGCATAATCGTTGTACCGTGGTTTTCTCCAAACCTATTCTTCATCATACCTAACTTAACACAACCTAATTCTCTGTCTTCTTCGTCTTGAAAGATACTAACAATAACGTCTGCTGTAGCAGCTAAGCCATAACTTTCTGAAATTGTCTCAAGTCCTGGATTCTTTACATCAAACCCTTGCCTGTTTAACTGGGTAGCAGTAATAATAGGGCAATTAAACACATAACTCATTGCCCTTACCTGTTCTGTTGCATATTTTATACGTTCATAGCTGTTATTACCTACAGGGCTCTTTAAAAGGTTAACATAATCAAGCACTATTGCATCAATTTTAATATCTTTACTAATAACCGTCTTAATAAAGCTTGAAATGTCATGAGACGTTACTGTACTTGGTGGAAACTCCTTGATTAAAATTTTACAATCAGGGTTTTCTTTAGAAATTTCATCTACTTGTTGCTTTAATGTTAAAGTTTCTGATTTTAAAGTACGTAAAGGTATCTTAGTTATGTTTGATGCTAATCTTTTAGCATAAATTAACTCACTCATTTCTAATGATATGATTAAAACCGTTTTACCCTGTTTAGCAATGTTAGAAGCTATGTTACCTAAGAATATACTCTTACCAACATTAGTTTCTCCTGCAAATATGTATAAAGCTCTACCGTTTTGTAAGAATCCTCCATCTAACTTACCATCTAACCAACGCCAAGTTGATGGTATTACAGGATGCTCCATGGTTAAATCGTTAATAACAACATCAATGTCTTTAAAAAGATCTAAACCAATGTTTCTTTTAAGGTTTATATTGCAACTTTTTTCAAACTTATCTAAAATAAAGCTTGTATCTATTTTTCCTGAACTTACATCTTCAGCAACCTCTAACAT